CATCGTTAGCACCACCCCAATCAATGTGACCGACCTATCCAATACGAATGGATTAACCTGGTCTCTACCTGGATCGAATCCTTCAACACACAATCTAATCAACATCCTCCAAGGGAGAATGAATGTTTACCTGGAGATGACTACCTTCACCGGTCTTCAACTCTCAGGTCAAACAACTTGGGGTTCGGGAGATTCAACAGCCGCAGAAAAGATTTGGCTTTGCGATGCTTACCTGGTTCCTACCATTGCTAGCGGAGTCTTTGCCATCCCAGACCAAGCCTTCGTTCTACCATCTATCATTGCGCATGAACCCGATCTCGAATACATGATGCGCCTGGCTAGATCTACTGAGCCGGTGTACTGATGTCACTGCTGTCTACGTACGCCGCTCGTGGACGCCTGATGGCTTGGACCGCAGCAGCAGCATTAATGGTTCGTGAATTACGAGATGGTGAGGATGATTACCTTAACGACGCATTCGCTATTGGTGGGTTTCTTGGTGCTACTGTAACTCTAGTAGTCCCTGAAGGAGTCGCTTCTTTTATCGGATGGAGTGGCACGAAAGCCTGGCATGGAGTTAGAGTGGCCGCAATATGGGGAGCACCATACGCGGGCGCTGCTATTACAGCCGTATCCCCGTTCGCGGTTGGTTACATGATAGGCGCCGTTGCTGGAACAGCCATAGCAGGAAAGATATGGGGCAAAGAAGGAGAACAGGTCGCTCTTGGCTTCTACTCAGGCGGACTCCTACCAGGTACAGATGCGCCCACTCTATCCAATTACAAGTATATCCTCAAACCAACTGCACCAGGGGGCCCAGTCTCACTCTACGATATAGCAGAGACAGGCTTGTCAACTACTTTCGTATTGGCAAGGAAATGGTGGAACGAAGTACCAGGCAGTGGATACCGGAGACGTGGAAGTCCGTACTTGATGTAATCATTCTTCATCCTCCCACAAATATGTCATTGCCAACGGTTCCATTGTTTCAGGAACATAGGTGAAATCAACTCCCACAATGTCGGGGAATTCTTTCAACACTGCCATCATTGCAATGATTTGTGTTCGGTGAAAGATGACGTGTCTCATTCTTCTTCGCCTCCAATGGGGGGTGAAACGTCTAGTTTTTGTTGACCTTCTGGCTGTTCGATCACATCAAATGCAAAAGAACCATTATTTTGAAGGTTATATTGCAACAAATAACCGTCAGTCGTTCGCCTCATGTCTCCAGGCAATAAGTGAACATCCTTAAATTCGAATTTAAGACCCGCGTACTCCTTCATTTCGACCGCGGACGACACATAGGCCGACCCTCTTCTCCCGTGCTTCATGTGGCGCTGGTAGGCCCAATAAGCCGCATCGGTTAGGTTTACACTCACTATTGGCATATTTACGGCGAATTGGTTCTAGTATATCAATTAACAATAATCGAGATTGTTTTGGGAGCAGGTCTTTATCCTAAAGCCCACGCTAGGGCTTAGGGCGGGTCGGGGAATTATGTATCGTGGTGAGATTACAAGAAGATTATAGTCCTAGTACAGGAATGTAATGTTTAATAGCGAGATTGTAACACGCATGCGTTATGACAAAATCAATGACAGGTAGTTTTTACCTGACTGAGACAGTACAAATGCCCGCCGCAACATTAAACGGAGTACGAGTTCAAGGCACAATAGACCTTGGAGCTTACGTAAATGTCCCGACAGGCCAAGCTATAGCTGTGGAATCGGTGGACTTCATTTGGCAGCGAGACGGGGACTACGGTCAAGACGTCAACTCTTTCCTAACTGGCAACGGAACTTTGAGTCAACAACTCACCGATCTAAACCCCGGAACTGCTTTCGTACGAGCTGACAACCAATCACTGGTTGCATCTGGCGCACTCAACATCGACGACGCCAACAATATCTCAAGCCAATTCAGCGATATATACCCAGACAACCACGGACCAGCCGCTCTAAGTGAGGCCTTCCTGGTTGTCAACGATCAACTATACCTCAATGTGGGTGTTGATGGTGCTGCCATCGGTGCTGGCGTCATGTACTGTACTGCAAGAATCAAGGCTAGAGTAGTCAAATTATCGACCAAGGACTGGATGGCAATAGCTATCCAAGCTACTGCTGCTGACAACTGAGGGGTTTGATGACCCTAGCAGATGAGTTCGCTGCGATAGCCAAAGCCGCTTTTTTGGCTGGCGCTAAATCTGAGTTGAAAAGACAGGGCACAAAGGCCGGTAAAGCAGTAGTTTCAGCAGGTGCATCGGGCGTAAAAGCAGGTGCTAAGAAGGTAAAACGAAAGGCTTCAGCATATTCAAAGCGATATGGAGCAGCATTCAAGAAGGTTGCAAAGAAATACAAGAAGAAGAATGGTTCCTGGAAGACTAACGGATTCAAGAACGCACAGAAAGCCGCTCACAAACTAGCAAAGAGATGATACTATGGCAAAGAAAGAAGATAGAGAAGTGAAGTCAAGAGTTCTTTCAAAGATTATCGGTGGCACTGTCGCCGTTATCCCTGCATCTGTTGAGGGAACTGTCACCTATACGGGTGGAGAGGGTTGGGAATCGGTTGTCATTGGAGGCCAAACTCTCATCTACAATATCCAGACAATCGATCTAAGCGGTTACACTCTGCAAGACATGACCCTCTTCCCCCAGGGTATTCTCATGCAAGACATGGACACTGTGCCAATCGGTAACACTGGTTGGGTGGGCGCAGTAAAACGCGCTACCATCGTTAGCACCACCCCAATCAATGTGACCGACCTATCCAATACGAATGGATTAACCTGGTCTCTACCTGGATCGAATCCTTCAACACACAATCTAATCAACATCCTCCAAGGGAGAATGAATGTTTACCTGGAGATGACTAC